GGGCCCTGGTGTGCCAACTAATCTCGATCCATCATCAAATCAGAGCGCAATTGTACTAACCTCAACAGGATCGACCGACGAGGTTGCCAGTGCAGTACCGTTTGGCATTTATACCGCGTCTGCAGACTTTATAAGCGGCGCCTCGACACAAGTTGCATATACGTATAAAAAGCTTGGCGGAGACGTTGTAGATATCGAGCTAACGAGGGCAAATGTCTATTCGGCCTATGAAGAGGCCGTTTTAGAGTATTCGTACATTGTAAACCTCCATCAAGGCAAGAATGTGCTATCCAGCATCCTTGGAAGCACCACAGGAACGTTTGATCACAAGGGAGATCGCAAAACAGGCCCAGAATCGGTTAATTTAAAGTATCCGCGTTTTCAAGTGGGATACAGCAACAAGGTCGGCCAGACCATGGCCGCGATGGGCGGCTTTGGTGGCACATTGCCGCAATATTCGGCATCTTTTAAGCCCGAACCTAATCGGCAAGACTACGACTTGCAAAGCATTATTGAAACTGCATCTTCCACCGGTGCAGATACCGCCGGCAGGGCAGTTCGCTTTTCTGGCAAAGTCGATGGCAAGAGAGTTGTGGTTACAAAGGTGTTTTATATGTCCCCTCGTGCGATGTGGAGATTTTATGGATATTATGGTGGAATTGGCGCCGTCGGCAACATGAGCACATACGGCCAGTTTTCGGATGACTCCACGTTTGAGATTATCCCCACGTGGCAGAATAAAATGCAGGCGATCATGTACGAAGATAGCATTTACACTCGAACCTCAAACTTTTCGTATGAAATAATAGACAACAGACTCAGGCTGTACCCAGATCCGGGATATTGGGACTTTTCCGATGTTGATCGTGTGTGGGTCAGATTTTATGTCGATGACATGAACCCATGGGAAGAAAATTCCGGATACACAGACGGGACCCAAGGAATCAATAATCTGAATACCGTTCCGTTTGATAATATTCCATTTAAAAATATTAATTCTATGGGCAAACAGTGGATCCGCAAGTATGCTTTGGCGCTGTCTAAAGAGATGCTTGGCCAAATTAGAGGAAAATTCACCACCATTCCAATCCCGGGCGAAAGCGTGACCCTAAATCATTCCGAATTGCTTTCCCAAGCGAAAGAAGAGCAGACTTCACTGAAAGATAAATTGAGCGAGATGCTTAAGGAAGTGGAATACAAAGAATTGGTTAAATACGAATCAGAAACCAGCGAGGCAACCGCAACGGTGTATAAGGGTTCTCCTTTGCCGATATTTGTGGGGTAATGAACGATGGCAAATGAATGGTCTAAACCCGCTGTTGCTCCACCCCCTCTATTCTTAGGGAAAAAAGAGCGGGACCTTGTTAAACAAGTAAACGATGAGCTTATCGAAAAAGTCATCGGCCAGCAAATTTTGTATTATTCAATTGATATGAAAACGACAGACTTTCACGATCTTTACGGCGAAGCCATTGAAAAAACATATCTACCCCCAGTTCGTGTATTTGCGCTTGTTGAGTTTACCGACTTTTCAACAGAATATCTTGCTAGCGGCGGAATTGACAAAACGTGGGAGATCAATGTACACTTTCACAAGAGAAGATTAGAAGATGATCAAGACATGTATGTGCGAGAAGGTGATTTTGTTTTGTACGGAGATTATTATTACGAGATAGTTAAATTAACTGAGGATACCAAGTTGTTTGGTCAAGTACAACATGGTTTTGAAATTTCTGCAAGATGCAGAAGAGCAAGAAGGGGATTATTCGATGCTACCTAATAACTTTGATTTCGCGCTACTCCCAGAGGGCGCCACTGAAACAACCTTAAAAGAAATAGGAATGCTGGCTTCAGATATAGAAAATATTGATTATTCAATAACTTCGTGGTTAAAAGAAGACTTAAAGCTTTCAGCGCGCACAAACGAGGGCTATGTTGAGGTGCCCGTTTTGTGGCAATCTCCGGAAAGATCTTTTCAAATTAAAAATGATGTGAATCTTCGCGACGATGGTGGCGCATTTAAAATGCCATTTCTGAGCATAGAAAGAACCGGCATCACCAAAGATCCCACCAGAAAGGGAGGATTCCAGGCACAAATATATTCTGATAAAAAAAATGGCCGCACCGGAAGAATGATTCTCGCCAAAAGAATAGTCCCAGATAAGACAAGGGATTTTGCAGTCGCTGCCGACAACCCGGTGTCCGGATCCCAGCTCCAAAAGTGGTCGCCTCGGATCAACAAGAGGGTTGTGATACAGACGCTTTCAATTCCAATTCCAATATATGTTAATGTTGAGTACAAAATAACCATTAAAACCGAGTATCAACAGCAGATGAATGATTTGATAACGCCGTTTATGGTAAGACCCGGGCAAGTTAACGCGTTTATCTTAAAGAGAAACGGACATATGTATGAGTCATTTATCGATCAAAATTTCACCCACTCTAATAACGTGGCTGATATGCAAGAAGACACGCGCCTATTTACAAGCGATTTCACCATTCGAGTGCTTGGTTATTTGATTGGGGAAGGACCCAACGATGACAGGCAGTTAATCCGAATCGACGAAAATGCCGTTACTCTCACCTATCCGAAAGAGACGGCCGCCAGCGCGTGGCCAGGGGGCGACCATATTATTGATTAAAGTGTCAAAATATCGAGATAAAAAACAACATCCTGAACCAAAAGGCTATTTGTACAGATAGTTCAGGATTTTTAGAGACTTTTGACTCCGGAAATACTATTTAATGATGATTGCGGCAACATAATAGCCCACAAGATCCAGCAATAAGGAAGGAAACAAAAAATGGCAGTTACAGATTTTAAGTTTGTGTCTCCCGGAGTATTCATCCATGAGATTGATAACTCTTTCAGACCAAAAAAGGCAGATACGATTGGTCCCGTAGTGATTGGTCGAGCACGCCGCGGCCTGGGAATGCAGCCCGTAAAGGTTGAATCTTATTCTCAATTCGTAGAGATGTTTGGAGATACCGTTCCAGGAAATGGCGGCGGTGATGTTTATCGCGACGGCAACGACATGCAAGCTCCGATGTACGGAACATATGCGGCAAAAGCATTCCTAAGAGCAAACGTAGCACCCCTTACTTATGTCCGACTTCTCGGCCAAGAAGATTCGGCGGCCACTTCTGGTGCCGGACAGGCCGGCTGGAAGACCGACAACCCAATCGGATCGGCTGGAGGCGCTTATGGCCTTTGGGTATTTAAGTCTAGCTCCATTGAAGTCGGAAACACGCAGTGCGCGTTCACCGGCTCGAACGCCGGCCAATTGGCTGCCGTTTGGTACATGGACAATGGAACGATCAAGCTCTCCGGCAGTATTTTTAACACGGCCGAGACAGATTCACGTACTGTAAAAGCCGCCGGCACCTTGGTGCGCTCCGATGCAAATGGCGAATTTAAGGTTGAGGTTGTTAACTCAAACACAAGCAACACTGATGTAATTACATTTGGATTTGATGACACGAAAGAGTCGTTCGTTAGAAAGAGGTTTAATACAAACCCGCAGCTACGGTACGGAGGCGATTTTTATGCATCGACTTCTGAAAAAGATTATTGGCTCGGAGAAACTTACGAGCAAGAAATGCGCGACTTATCCTTAACATCCGGAGATCTCGTCGGTGTCATTGCAGGAATCGCCGTAACCGGCTCCCTCTCAACTGGCCCCCACGACATGAAGGGTCAACAAACCCGCGAAGCAGTGGCCGGCTGGTTCATTGGTCAAGATCTTGGCAACGCAGCCGACTTTAATCCTGCAAATGCACAAAAGCTTTTCCGCCTGCTAGGCCGCGGCCATGGCGAATGGCTGCATCGCAACTGTAAGGTTTCAATCGAGAAGATTCGCAGATCAGCCAACAACGCAACCGATTACGGCACCTTCTCGGTCATAATTCGCAAGATAACCGATACGGACAACTCTGTAGAAATAATGGAGCGATTTGATAATCTAACTTTAGATCCTACGTCTCCTAACTTTGTAGCAAAGAAGGTTGGTACCGAATATTACGAATGGGACGCAATAGAAAAGAGACTCAAGAAGTATGGCGAATATCCGAATTATTCCAAGTTCATTCGAATTGAAATGAATGCAGATGTTGAAGCTGGTGCTTCCGATGCAACACTTCTTCCGTTTGGATATTATGGACCTCCCAAGCCTACGAATGCCACAAATATTAGTGGTACCCTGGGCGCTGCAGCCTCCAGCTCTGCTGGTTTTGGTATAAGCGCCGTCATTCCCGCGGGCAATGGTTACGCCGGCGGCCTGAATGCCATTTCGGCGTCGGTAGGTGCCACAGGCCTCACTGCTTCGCTCAACTTCCCAGTTGTCAGACTACGCAGTTCTGCGTCTGATGGCGGATTGAGTGATCCCACGAAGGCATACTTCGGACTTCAAACAACACGTACGGCGACAAGCACCCGATCGGATCTAAGCTGCGCAGACCCACATAGGCTTCCTTATTCTGGATTCGCTAGCGATCCTGTCGGTTCCACCATTACCTCATATGACAGTTATGCATATATTTTCACAATGGATAATGTGTGCTCAAGCTCAGCAACTAACTACTTCTATCGGTCAGGCTCCAGAACTGGTGAAACCAGCACAAGCGCCAGCGGCTCATATCGCCATCTTTTGGATGCAGGATATGACTCTTTCACGGCTCCTTTCTGGGGAGGTTTTGACGGATTCGACATTCGGGTACCAGATCCGATGTACAACACGGGTATACCTATATCCCCCAACGACACGAACAGTTCAATTTATTATACATGGAAGAAGGCTATCGACACGGTAGCCGATCCGGAGTTTATTAATATGAACTTGTTGGCATGCCCGGGCCTGACAAACGACACATTGACTAGCCACATGGTTAGCGTGTGCGAAGACCGGGCCGATGCATTGGCCATCATTGATCTTTCAAATATCTATATTCCACCTCACGAGACATATAAGTCAGACAAGAAGGATCGTGTCGGAACGACCCCAACAAATGCAGCCACGGATCTTAGATCACGAGGTATAGACTCTAGCTACGGTTGCACATTCTACCCATGGGTCCAGACACGAGATGATCAGAGTGGTCAGCTTGTATGGATCCCGCCCTC